GTTTCCCAGTCACGATCGGGTTGAGATCCATAAATAAGACCATCTGGTGAATATCCAAATCCTTTATTCTCAACAAATGAAACCATGCTTACGTCTGTGCCAGTTTTTTGCTCATACATTTTGCGAGCAACAGGCTCAAGTTCATGACCGCGCTTAGTCCATTCATTTCCTTCAAATACGCTAGATGATTCACCAGTGATGCGCTCATAAACCAATGCGTTGATGTATGACTGAGCGCCCGCACCATCTGCTCGAATTGATGAGATTTCAGAACATGTAATTAGACCTAAACGCATGTCTAGCCATTCAGTTGAGCCCTGCTCAATATCGTGTGTTATTTTCATTGTTGTTCATCCTTCTTGCTAACTTTTGAATCTAGCGCATTAACCCAATATTGGAATGCTTCTTTTTCAATCTCATACAATTCGCAACCAATGTGAGCAATCATTTTTGCTTTAGCATCATCACCTAAGAAAGCTAATTTTTTCTCAAGAATTTTTACTTGCTGAGCTGTAATAGTTGGCTTAACTGAATTTCCGTCCGTATCTTCAGATAGAACAAGGCCAAGCAATGAGCATAGTGTGTAACGCTGAGCGTAGGTAATTGCCGAACCTTCTGCCTGAATTTCGTTTTTACTTCCGCTTTTGTCTGGACTAACATCCATTGACGATGTTTCACTATGACCACCAATATGCGTAACAATGCACGTAACACGTGTTTTTCCTGATTGTGTTGCCGTAGTAGACCATCGAGTGAATAATCCAAACTCACGCAACACAGGATCAATTGCAGCTTGAATATTTGGAAGCTTTGCGTACTTTGTTTTATTAGCCACGGCATTTTTCTCAATGACTGGCTTTTTAATTTGGAAGTTAAGCATTGCCTGATCAAACTGCTGTTTAGCCTGATTAGCCATTACGCGCTCTTGAAGCTCAATCATTTTTTCAAGTTTTGATACGTCTGCATTTGAATCAAGTGCAACACGCTCAATCATGCTTAACATTGGGTCTATATTGTTTTCTTGTTTGGTTGCTAACTCGCTCATATTAAACCGCCTTTAATTCGTCTAATTTTTGGATGAAGTCTTTTATGTCTGCGTCTGTTGCGCTGCTGTTGCTTAAAACATACTGGCAGTTATTGTGCTTATCCATGATGTAAACCCATACTGAGTATGGATTAACTTGTATTGCACCCATATATTGCAAATCCAATTCATTAAAATCCATCACAGCTTGTACAGCTTTTAAAATTAATTGTTTATCCATTTTTCACGCCTCGCTTAAAGTAAGATCACTTTAGCATATTGAAAGATAAAATCAACACTATAATTAAGATAATTTACTAAGATTGCATATATTTTGTATTGTGCTATATTAAATCAAAATAACGGAGTTTCTTAAATGATGACGCTTGAACAAGTAAAAGAGAAGTTACAAGACCGCAACATTGCCGAGGTATCGCGCCGATGCAATCTGCAATACCAAACGGTTTTTAATATCGCTACTGGGCGCAATAAAAACCCAAGTTATAACACCGTGGTTAAGTTGGTCGAGTATTTTAAGGGTGATTGAAATGAGCAAGTATGATTGGACGAATGTGCCATCTTGGGTGAATTGGATCGCTACTGATAGAGATGGAGAGATAACTTACTTTAGTGGCAAGCCTTATATATCTCGGAGATATTGGCTTATTGATGAGCCTGAAGCGAAATCAGAGTCTTTTTATATTAATGATGATGCGTGTCCATGCTGGCGAGATTCACTAGAGGAGCGCCCGAAATGACAATATTCCAAGATTCGATAGTGGTTGTGATTTTCATATTGTTGTTTGTTGTTTTCCTTGCGGTATGCGTTTTGGTTGATTGTGGTTATCGGGCGTATCAAGCTAAAAAAGATCGGGGGTTTTAAAAAATGAAAAATATTATTAGTGATTCAATATGGGCGCATTTCATCATGTTCTTATTTGTTATGTCTGCTATCCTGCCACTGTTTAGCACTATTCCATGGTTAGCTGTTGTGATTGGTTGCGGATACGTCTTTATTTTATTTAATTCCGCAATGCGCATTGCTGATTTTGAAATGAGCGATTTAGGCAAACTGGTCAATAAAATTGAATCAGAACACTATAAAGAAATCCGTGTTAATTGGAAGGTAGAAAAATGAATTTAATTGAACAATTGGGCGGGTATGAAGCTGCTAAGAATCAGGCTAAAGATAAAAGTATTGGTTTTTTAGTTGATATTAATAATGAGCTTTTAGAATACCGCCGCCAGCAAAACATTTTTGAGATTGGCGACCTGTATGTTTTTACTGAGAGGTACAGCAAGCATAGCGTGATTCATAAGGTTGACAGCTTAAACAGCGGTAAAGGTTGCATTCGACATGCGACAGACGAAGAAATCAAAGCAGGGCGTAGACTATGAAAAAACTAGAGTTTGATTTAATCCAGTGGCATGAAGCTTACAAGAAAATTCCAAAAGGATTCACTAGTTTGCAAATGCGGAACTTGAAAAAAGATTACTTCAAGGGCGATGCGTTTAACACGGCGTTTCCTTTGGCTTTGATTGAGATGCCACAGCGTTGGATTTTAGATGGTGTGGTGGAAATAGAAGATGGTAGCGAGTACGAATTTAGTTGGCGACCTGACGGTATTTTGACGTTTACCGACTTGATCAAAAAGAGTGGTCACGCTTGGTCCGAGAAGATGCAAGAAGCTGCGAGCGCTGAATATGCGGTTGCGATTCGATGTGTGGCGCGGGTTTTATGAAAAATTTAAACTCAATTGAGATTGAAAGCACCTTGATGATTGAAAAGCAGCTCAAAATAAGAGAGGTTTGGCTATCAATCGCTTCAAGCGTGGCAAGTGCCAATGATTGCAAAAGGCCATCTATTGCAATAGATTGGGCAAACGAAATAACTGACGCATATATAAAAAGATTTGGAGACGAGGGGTAACATATGAATATAGAAGATAAGGTTAAAGAGCAAGAAGATCGGAAAAAGTTCTTGGGTTCAATTTTTAAAGATGCTGTAAGTGGTATGCAGAAGCCGAAGCGAAAATCAACAAATAGTCAGATAAAAGAATCGAGAGAGGTGTTAATAAATGATATTCTTGCAGAGTTAAGAAATAAGAAGCGATCAATCCCAAAAGAATGGGAACGAGGATTTTTGAGCGCAATGTCAGTTGTTGATGGATTTAAATAGGTTGCGCATATATAGCGTAACTGTAAAAGATTCAAGCTAGTTCGTTTAATTAAAACCAGTGTAGCAAAACGCCCTCTAGCTGAGGGCTTTTTCATATCTGCTATATAAATTTAACTTATTTAAATTTTGTTTTGTATTTGGATTATTGATTTTACTTTAACAACAAATTGTACATAATAGGCAAACAAGGAGATAAATTATGAATGTTGAAAAAATGCCATTGGCTCAATTCCGATTAGCCCCAACACACGAAGTTCGCACACATAAAGAGATTTGCGTGATGGTTCACAAGCGCGAAGCCTTCTACTCTGTAACACCTGAGCGAATGAAAGAGCTTCTTGATGCGGAGCAAAAATTAAAGGAGTTGATGCAATGAACCAATTAATTAACCAGTCAGTCAAAACAATGTCGAGCAAGGATTTTCTTGAAATCATTAATCAGGTGCGTTCTGAATTCAGCGAGCCATCAATCAGGCTAAACAAATTCAATGAAAAAATTGAAGATGAGCTTGAGGGGGAGCACTACACTAAAAGTGCAGTATGGAATGCAAACAATACCAAATCAATTATTTATGATCTAACAATTGACCAATGCATTCTAATTGGCATGAGAGAGTCAAAATCTGTACGGAAAAGCGTATTAGCGATATTGAAAAATAAAGAGGATAAATTTTACATCCCTCAAACTTATGGTGAGGCTTTGCAACTTTGTGCTGACCAAGCAAAGCAATTAGAAATTGCAGCGCCAAAGGTTAAATACTTCGATAAAGTTGCTGACCGAACCACCCTACTGAATGCAACACAGGTGGCGCAAAAGGTTGGTATGTCTGCAATAAAAATGAACCTTCGATTATCTGAGCTTGGTGTTTATAACAAAGCAATTAAGCGCAGCAGAGTATTTCAACAATGGTTTATTGATCAAGGCCTAGGTGAGCTTAAACAGACTGAAACAGGACATTCTCAAGCAATGTTTACTACCAAAGGCGAACAATGGATCATTGAAAAATTTATTAGTGAGGGCTTGGTGTAAGTCAATAAATAATAGATGCGCTCAAAATTGAGCGTATTTTTTTATCTAAAATAATTGATGTTCTAATAAATGTATGTATAATTATAAATATGTTAAATAAAGGAGATTCGAATTGTCTGGTGTAGTTGGTAGATCTGGCGCAAAGCCAAAATACGACATCCTATCTATGGATGTTGGGGAAATAATTATTGCTGAAAACAAAACTACTCCAACCATG